GGCCGAGCGCGTTCAGCATCCCGGCCGAGCCGAGAGCGTCGTTAATCGAGGTCAGGATCGGGAGCAATGTGGAGCCGAGCGAGGCTCCGCCCGAAGCCAGTCCGGAGAAGATCTTCCCGACAATCCCGAAGACCTGACCCAGGATTTGACCAATCTGCCGGATAGCGTTGATCGCGTTAGTGATGACTTCCTGGATCTTGGCAATGCCTTCAGCACTCTGAGTAAACTTCAAGAATGCTTGCCCGGCCGCACCGATACCGGAAGTCAGCTGGGCGATGATTGGACCCGCAATGGCCCCGATGTTGACGAACCCAGCAATAACCGGGGCCAAGAACGATCCGATATTGCTGATCGTCTTGCTTGTGCTGGCCAGGATCGTCTGAAGAGACTTGATCCCGTTCGCGGTGCTGAGAAGGCCCGTAGCCTTGGTCACGAACCCACCCATGGCCGTGACGATTTGTTGGAACCCCGCTGTCAATTGCGGGAGGGTCCGCTTCAAATTGTTCACGGCCGGAATCAGGGCGAGCTCGAACGACTTGGATACAGCCGCTTTCAGGTTATTGATCGTGGGAGTCAAGCCTTCGAACGCGCGCTTGGCTCCGTCCGCACCCAGTTTGATTGCAGCCATTGCCGAGGCCGCGATCAGCAAAGCTCCGGGCAAGAGAGCGGCCGCACCCGCAGCCTGAGTCAGGAGAGGACCGAGCGTGCCCGCAGCGAGCTGGACAGCCGTGAACAAGGCCGACACCTTGGCGAATCCAAGTCCCGCCTTGGTTACGGACGTCAACCCGGTCCGGACCTTGGTTAGAGCGGCGTTAAAGTCCAGGCTGGCTCGGAATTCAGCAAGTTCTTTTCGGGCCTTGCCTGTGTTCACGTCCAGGTTTTTATTGATGTCCTTGCCTGACTGAGAAGCGATGAACCGCTCAATCGTGGCCTTGGCCTTGTCCGTGTTGGCCTGGACATTAACCGTAAAGTCTGTCTGGATAGCTTCTAGACCCTTTTTCAGGTCACGCCGGAACTCGCTCAGGTCCGGCGTGACCTTGACCGAAGCCACACCCACGATCGCCATTACATAGCCTTTCTCCGCTTAATCGCGGCAAGCATCGCCCTAGCCTGATTGTCCGCGTCGGCTCGGGAAGGCTTCTGGCCTTGTGTTCGTGGGCTCTGAATCAGATCCGGTTGCTTTAACGTCTTCGGGGAATTGACTTGCTGGATCACGTGAGTCTGTACCGACACCATATTGGCGAGAAGTAGCAAGAGCTCTTCGGGATCAGACCAGGACCAATTTTGTGCGGAATCCCCGGGCGAGAACGATGCCCTGAACGCGGACTCTTTGGGGAGCCACACGATCAAGTCTTCGATCTCGGCTAGGGTTCGGCTCCGGATTGCCTCGACAAGCCGGAGCCCGTATTCCCGTTGGAAGTCAGCAGTCAAAGCCGGTTCATGCTCAGCTAGGATCCGGGCTAGACCCTTCACTTTTGGCGGCTCCGCCCAGTCCTTCACTGTATTTCTTGAACAGGACGACAAGCACCTTCAGCGGAGCCTCGCCCAACTTGGCCTGAGCCGCCTCGGGATTGTCCGAGACGAGGACCAGGGCCCGGACGAACTCGGCCCGGAGAGCCGAGACATTCGAGGACTCGTCCAGTTCGCCCAGCTTGGTCTGAATCTCGGAAAGTTCCTGGGTCTCTTCGTCGTTCAAGTCCAGGCTCGAACGGAGGCGGATTTCGGTGCCATCCGGAAACTGAATCGGGAACGAAGGATATTCGCGCTCGGCCTCTTCCAGAAGCGCGGTATAAGCGATGCCAGTCATGATTTCTCCTATTGTCGGTCATGGGTACCCGCCCCGGCCATGACTCCGGGGCGGGCCGATCATGGGTGGGTCAGGAACTCGGGAACAGGTCCGGCGAGATCCAGGTGTAGCGAAGCGGCTTCCCGTTCGGACCGGTCAGGGTCGTCGAGTCCAAGAATCCGGCGTGAACTGGGACCGCGATAGCATCCTCAATCGAGTCGGTGTCGATGTTGTCTCGACCCGTCCAGGACACGTTCGGTGCGTACAGCGCGACACGCTCGGTACCGTCTTCCCAGACGATCAGGAGAGACGTCTTGGTCGTGCCACCATCCGAGGACCCTTCCACCTGGAACGAGCCAGCAGTGTTGCCACCGGTCGTGCCCGTGTACAGCGACAGGATTTCTCGGGTGAACTGGGTAAAGTCCATATCCACACCGGAAACGACCGGGGCCACAACCTGGCGGATAGCCCGCTTGGTCATAGACCCCTTGGTGGTGACGTCCCCACCCTCACGGGTAAAGCTCGGGGCACCGTTACCCTCTTCGTCACCGACATGGCCCCGGATAACCCAGGACCCGCCCGGAGTGTCCAGGCTGGCAGCGGCGGGTGCTACGGCATCGACGGCGTTCGTATAAACAACAATTCGACTCGGGAGCACATATCCGTTGTCATTGAGAGCCATTAGGTCAGTCCTTTCTGAGAGATTTTGGCCGATACTGTTTAAGTATTTTCTCGGCCCAATCGCAAAGATCCTTCGGGCGTTGGCCCGTTGGTTGGGTTGTGACCCATAACTCCAGGTTCGAGGGTCGGTTATCGTCCCGCACACCGTTTTTGTGATGCACGTTCTCACCCGGAAGAAGTTCCCGGTTTAGGATCAGACGCATAACCCAGCGATGCTCCGGAACCCAACGACCGAATCGTTTAACGAAACGGTACCCTTCAGGATCCAGGAACGACGCGGAATGCCCCTTTCCCCGAACAGGTTCGGTAAGGACTCCGGTTCGCTCTTTCATGTTTTTATGCGTTAGACACAATCCGGAACTGTACCTAGGGCGAGTACAACTTTCCAGGGTGCACGTGGAGGCACCCGTTTGCTTCCTGATTTGAAGGTAGTGTTTTCGGCACCAACCCTTTGCGTAGTGCGATTTCGTGCACTGGTATATGTGACAATACTTGATCACGATACGCCCCAGTGACTTTTATTGGAGAGTATGAAATCGTACTGAGCAACGGACCGGCCGCAACCGTACGGTAAACCGCCAATATCTTGACGATTCGGATCTACTCGGGTGATAACCCGATGAATGCCCCCTTCAGAAAAAGGGACGCCCCTTGCCGCTTCAAGTGCGGCTTGGATATCGTACGATGCCCGAAGCGACTTGTTCTTGCCCGTGTAATCGTCCGCGTCGGTGCAGTACACCACAACCTGAATCGTAGGCCGGTTCGAGTACAGAATATGCGGAGTCGATCCGGCAAGTTGTTCTAGGAACACGTACTTTTCAGCGGACAAGGCTCGGGATTCGAACTTGTCGTAGTTGACATCGGTGAACCCGGCTGCGTTCAAGACTTGCTTGATCAGGGCACACGGTAGAATGAAGGTCATAGCCTCGATTCCTCCATTGCTCGACGGAGCACGTGCAGACCTTGAACGAATTTCCACTCACCGGCTCCGGGCCCGGCATAGAACCCTGCCACGACGTGGCCCTCTTCAATAGAGAGCGCTGCCGGTCCTACCAGGTTCACGTAATGATCGACTCGGCCCTTGGTCTGGGTAACTTTATGTTCGCCGGATCGGTGATGCGGAGCCAGGTTGGCACGAGCCTTGATCGTGATCCCGTACGTGATATCGCCGAGTTGCTGTTCTAGTTCGTCCGTGTGCGAGATGGTTCGTTCCAAGCTTTTACGGAGCTTGACTTTTTCCATTAGCACAACCCCGGATCCCAGCCAGGGCCCCAATCCCAGGTATCTACCGTAGGAAGGATCGGGACCGGTTCGGGAGTGATTCGAGTACCACCGGTCAAGGGCAGGCCCAAACTCCTGCGTTCCTCGCGGCGAAGATAGACATCGCCCTGGACACGGTTCTGATTCGCGTACCCGGCCGATTCATCCCCCGGGATCAGGTTCTGTACCGCGTCCGGCAACCGGGCTGCACGCTTAACGACGGAGCACTCAACCTTGACAACCAAGGCTTTCCAGTTCGCGTCCGCGATCTTGGCTCCGCCCCCGAGCCGGATAATTTCGGCTTCCGCATCTTCTAGGAAGGCATCGACTTGGATGATTTCTTTCGGAGTCAACGGCCGTCCGATCCGGTCCGCAACATCCGTCGAGGTCGCAACGGCCATTACCTCACCAACTCTCTAACGTTGTCGACGAACACAGATAGCTCTTGCTGGCTCTGACAAGCAAGCTCACGGGCGCGGAGCCTAGCCAGGTCTGACCTCTCCTGGTAGTGGTTCTCGTCCGTTAGAAGCAACCTCAGAGCTTGTTCGTACTTGTCGATGTCGTTCCGGTCGATAAAGATCCCGGCCGAGCCAAGACACTCAGTCAAACCCGGGGTCGGATGTGCGATCACCGGGATCCCGGACACACACGCTTCGGCCGCAACCATCCCGTACGACTCGTACTGGCTAGGCATAAGCACGACACGGGACCGAGCCCAGACATCGCGCATATCCTGAGTAGTCTTCTGGATCAAGACATTATCCAGATCTCGTCTGACTTCTTGCTCGCCGTGGGTCCCGATCACACCAAGGAAGACCGCATCCATACGTTCGGCCAGACGATAGAACGTACCCACACCTTTATTGTCCTGCAAATTCACGAGCGTGACACACGGCCCAGTCTTGTCAACGTAATGCCGGTCAAATTCTAGCGGGGGATGAACGACAATACCGGGAAGCTGGATCGCGTCTTTGACCCAATGCGTGTTGTACACGTTCAGGTCAGCGTTGAATCCGACAATGTCCGGGATGTCGTACCGCTCGTTATGGAACACCACGATCGTGGCCGCGTCTGGAAATTCCTGGGCAAGCTGATGTGAGACCCGGGCTCCGGGTCCGTGATGGGTCACGACCAGATCCGGCTCGAACGGAGGGTCAAACCCCACCGTAACCCGGACGCCGTCGTATTCGTACTCGTCTACGTAGATCACATCCGGTCCAGCTCCGAACGACAAGACTTCGATCTCGAACTCGTTTTCGGGCAGAGCCGATAACATGTGCTGTAACATCCGCTCGGACCCGGCCGCCAAGTACGGGAACCAACCGTGAACCACGGCCAGAACCCGTACTCGACGACCAGATACGTTCGGCTTTCCCGTTCTGGGTTTAGGCTCGGCTACACGCCCGCCATGCGCCAGAAACCGGCGAATTAACGGACCCGGTCCGCCCATCCGAGTCCCGGAAGAGGTATAGATTTCCATCAAATCCCCTTCCGGGACTTAGGATCAGCTCGCGGCCGAAGTGGTGCCAGCCTGGATCTTGACGAACGCGTTCAGATCCGCGACCTGAACACCGATCAACGCCTCCGCACGGAACAGGATCAAGTTCTCCTGCACGGCCGAGTGAGTCGTGCCCGAGTCGTCCACGTAGGAACCCTCGCGCGACACGAAGTAGTCAATGCCGCCGACAGTGCCCCACAGAAGCCGAGTCCAGTCGCCCATGTACCCGACGACACGGGTCGAGCCCGTACCGGTACGGAGCTTCTTCACGAACTGGCTCGGGTGGCCCAGGAGGCGACCCTGACGGAGAACCGCATTGGTCTCGGGACCAACCGGAGTGTCCACGAACAGCGGACGACCCTGAAGGTCAACGGCACCATTCACGACCGGCTCGACGAAAGTGTCGAGAACCGTGCCCGTCAGTTCCTTGTCCGCGTGAACGAGCGTGGAAAGACCCGTGTTGAAGTCCTGCCAGATCCCACCGGTCGCGACCGAGGAAGTGCCAAGGTTGACCGAGTTAGTCACGCTCGACAGAGCGGACTGACCACCGATACCCGCACCAGTCGTGGCCAGGTCATCGAATGCACGGGC